ACCCGAGCGATTTCGTCATGCAGAACACGTCGATGGTCATACGGCGGCTAACCCCGCTGGAGTGCGAGCGCCTGATGGGGTGGCCCGACGACCACACCAAGCACGACGCCGACGGCAAGGTAATCCCTGACACCCAGCGCTACAAGATGTGCGGGAACGGCGTCGCCTCGCCGGTGGCTCGGTGGGTGGGACAGAAGCTCAGGGATGTCTACCTAGGGCAGCAGCCCTGAGGTCTCGGGGTCGGGCGGATGAAGCGGGGACCCGCGTCCTTCTGCTCCTGATCCTTCGGCTTCTCCTTCGGGGGTTCTGGGTTCGTCGTCATAATCCCATTGTCTCACCCCGAGGCGCCTTTCCATGAGATCCAGCACGGCGGCGTTGGGCGTGCCGCCCCTGCCGACCTTCCATGCCTCCGGTGACTGCCAGAAATCCACAGCATCCTCGTCGTCGCCGAACATGTACTTCGCGTAGGCATCGCTCCACATCCACGCCGCGTCGGCATTCGGCAGGGCGTGCCATTCCCCTCCCTCGTAGGTGCCCCCGTATCGGGATTGGACGACGATAATCGGGTAGAGACTCGTCAGGATTCCCATTTCCCAAGACTACATAGGTTCCCACGGACGGACTGCGTGAATGTATCATTGGAGGCGTGGTACTACCGAAGAATTTCGACAATCCCGATGAGGCGTTCGCCCTTGCCCAAATATGGGCGAAGCGCAGGGAGCGGAAGCTCCTAGGCATCGACCGGGTCGTCAGGGAACAAGCAACCAAGGAAGAACAGGACACGGAGAAAGACGATGACTAGGCCAAACGACGAGGGCGGGCAAGATGCCGCCAAGTGGTGGAACGACAAGAGCAAGGACGAGATGGAAGAGCTCGAGTTCATGCAGAAGCAGATGAGGCGGGCCATGGGCGAGGAGATGGGACCCGAGGAAGACGAGGAGGACATGGGTCCCCCCGACCTCCCGGAGGACGACGACATGGGGCCGCCAGACATAGACGAGGACGACGAAATGGCGCTCGAGCCGACCGATCGCGAGATGGACTCGCAATCGCGCATGGCCATGCGCAGGGAGACGGCGATGCGCCGGCCGAGGATGCGCGGCAGGGCGAAGCGAATGATGAAGTCCGGCGTGCCGCGGGACATCGCAAGCAAGGCGCTCAGGGCAGAGATGGAACTCAAGAGGGCCTTCTCCGCCGAGAAGCGCCGCGACCTCGCCAAGAGCGGTATGGCGCTGCCCGACGGATCGTTCCCGATCGTCACGACGGAGGACCTGAAGAACGCGATCATGGCGTTCGGCAGGGCGAAGAACAAGGCGGCGGCGAAGAGGCACATCATCAAGCGCGCCAAGGCGCTCAAGAAGGCCGACCTGATCCCCGAGAACTGGGGCAAGAAGGACGCGAAGGGCTCGATGTTCATGTGCAAGGCGAGCGGGAAAGCCGTGATGGAGGCCTGCGCCGAGTGCAAGGGCGGCTGCGCACCGATGGGCTACAAGGGCGCGCCGATAATGTGCAAGGCGACCGGCGAGGCAGTAATGGGTCCGTGCGCGGAGTGCAAGGGAGGGTGCTACCCAATGGAGATGAAGGGCGAAGACATGCCGGTCGAACTGCTCGAAAAGTTCAAGAAGAAGAAGAAGATCAGCTACGGCGAGAAGGAAGCGGAGATGGAGGACGACGAAATGACGTCGCCCATGAGCCGCGAGGAACTGATGGATCGGATCTTCAAGAAGAAGAAGAAGAAGCCGATGCCGGAAGATGGCGAGGAAATGCCGGAAGAGGGCGAAGAAACCGAGTAAGCCGCACCACCCGAGCAAGAGGGACAGTAGAAAATGCCGACGAACCGCAAGGACATCTATTCGGGTATGCCCGAATCATCGTTTGGCGGCTTCGGTGGTGTCCAACGGGATGAGATGGTCGCTTCCCCGATGAGGAGCCAGAGCGCGCGGAGGCGCAGGCGCAGGAGGGCGAGACCGCAGGAGGAAAAGAGCATCCAGCGAAAGTCGCTGTGGCAGCAATCGTTCGAGAAGACTTTCATCAAGCGCCTTGACGAGATAGACGACGAGGCACTGGATGTGCTGTTCCCGCCGGACGACGATGCGGCCGTGGACAAGTTCGTTGACGAGATTGACGACAAGTGGATATTTGATACGGCTGGAGCATTTATTCGCAGAGCTCTTACTGGGCGTCGCCGTCGTCGTAGAAAGTGGAAGTCTGCTGATGCAAGAATCACCACCAAAGTCAAAACCGGACCTTGTTGGGATGGGTACGAGCAGGTCGGGATGAAGAAGGGCAAGGGCGGCAGGATGGTCCCCAACTGCGTGCCGGTGGAAGGCAAGTCCCTCGACAAGTGGTTCAGGGAAGGTTGGGTGGATTTGTCTAGACCCAAAAAGGGCGGCGGATTCGAGCCGTGCGGCCGACGGGATGCCAGCACCGGCAAGTACCCGAAGTGCGTGCCAGCGGCAAAGGCCGCCAAAATGACTCCAGAGGAGATCGCTTCTGCCGTTAGACGAAAGAGAAGGGCCGAATCAACGCGAACCCGCGTGGACAAGAAACCAATCAACGTTTCCACATACAAAAAGGATGCGAGGTTCGGTGTCGAAGTAAAGGCGGCGATACCGACAGACCCGGAACTCTACGCCAGAGTGAAAGCGCAAGCCAAGAAAAAGTTCGACGTATACCCGTCGGCGTACGCCAATGCTTGGCTCGTAAGGGAATACAAGAAGCGCGGCGGCAAGTACAGGACGGGCAAAAAGACCCTCGGCAATGACGGTTTGTCCTACAAGAGTGCCAAGAAGCCGCGCCTGCGCGACCCCAAGGGCGGCCTCACCGCGGCCGGTCGCGCGCACTTCAAGCGCACAGAGGGCGCGAACCTGAAGCCGGGCGTGAAGGGCGCGGCGGACACGCCGGACAAGATGAGGCGCAAAGGATCGTTCCTTACAAGGTTCTTCACGAACCCGTCAGGTCCGATGGTGGGCGAAAATGGAAAGCCGACTCGCCTCGCGCTCTCCGCCGCGGCATGGGGCGAACCCGTGCCGAAGAACCGATCCGATGCAGCGAAACTGGCGGCCAAGGGCCGCAGGCTCCTTGAGCGTTACGAGAACACGAAGAAGAGCAAAAAGAAGTAAGGCGAATCCATCTACTAACCTGTGTTTGCCATGAATTCGGTGACGATAATATCAAACCAAATCATCGGGGAGATACCTCCCACCCCGAGCAATACTGACGCGAGCGACGATTTGACCCCGGTGGCGACCGAGACGCTGATTAGGGTGGCGAAAACGTTCGGCACGCCGGTGAGTTTCGCTCAGGAACAGAACGGAAGGCTGATACAGAACATACTGCCGGTCAGGAGGTTCAGCGATCGCCAAATATCGACATCGTCGGATGCCGAGTTGCTCCTCCACACCGAGACCGCATTCCACCCCTACAAGCCGGCGCGAATACTGCTCATGTGCCTGCGCGGGGATGCGAGCGCATTCACGACCTACGCCACGGTCGACGAGATACTGCCGAAGTTGACCGCCGCCGAGGTGGAGACGCTCGGCCAGCCGAGGTTCATAACCAGCCTCGACGAGAGTTTCCTGAACGAGGCCCAGCCGGACTTCGAGCTGTACGTTTCCATCCTCAGGAACCACGAGATCTACGGGTGGGACATGACGTTCGATTACTCGCTCATGAGGGGGGCGGACGACGAGGCGTCGTCGGCGCTCGAATCGTTCAGGAATGCGGTCATGTCATCGGTGAGGAGGGTCCGCCTAACCGAGGGGGACATAATGGTCATAGACAATTCAAAGACCGTCCACGGACGGACACCGTTCGCCCCGAGGTACGACGGCACCGACCGCTGGCTGAAGCGAGTCCTGGTGGCGAGGACGCTGCCGCCGAGGCAACACATCGACGGGCACGTCGTGACGACTAGGTTCGGGTCGTAGCGAACATCGGCGCCGAACCCGGGCGCGCGGTCACCAGTCGCTGTGATCCGATATGTAGGCGCTCCCGTCGTGCTGTGAGACGGCCCTCGCGGCGAGGAAGTGCATGAGCGCGTACAGACCGATGACGGTGAAGGTGAAGATAATCATGCCGAACATTATGGATTATCGGATATTGCTTATCAGATAACTTTATCCGTAAATTGGGTCACAGTGTTAGTATCTGGACATGATCAAGGTGGGCAACTGCATAGACCTCATGTCCGAATTGCCGGACTGCTCCGTGGATTCGGTTGTCACCGATCCGCCGTACGAGCTCGGCTTCATGGGTAAGTCATGGGATGCGAGCGGGGTCGCCTACAACACGGAGGTGTGGCGCCAGTGCCTGCGCGTGCTCAAGCCTGGCGGCCATCTGCTCGCCTTCGGCGGTTCGCGGACGTACCACCGGCTCGCGTGCGCGATAGAGGATGCCGGGTTCGAGATACGCGACCAGATCATGTGGGTCTACGGCTCCGGCTTCCCGAAATCGCTCGACGTGTCAAAGTCCCTCGACAAGTACTTCGGCAGGGAGCGGGAAGTGATCGGGTACGCCGACCCGCACGACCCGAGAACCGCGATGGCGCGGTCCATCTACGGCGGGAAGATACAGGACGAGCCGGGCCAGGGGAACCCAATAACCGTTCCGGCATCGAGCGAGGCAAAGGCATGGAACGGCTGGGGCACTGCGCTGAAGCCGGCGCACGAACCGATAGTCGTCGCCCGCAAACCATTCGACGGAACCGTCGCCGAGAACGTCCTGCGCTGGAGTACCGGGGCGATAAACATTGATGGCTGTCGAGTGGAGTTCGTTTCCGACGATGACAAGAAAGAGAGCACTGGAAAAAACCAGCACGAGGATTTCGGCACCGAGCCGATGACGAACAACACCGTGTACGGCGACTACTCGATGGTGAAGCCGACCAACTACAACCCGCCGGGGCGGTGGCCAGCGAACTTCATCCACGACGGCAGCGACGAAGTCCTGGAACTGTTCCCGGACAGAAAGGGTGGCGCATATCCATCCAGACGCGGGAATGCCGTCGCCACGTCGTTCGCGTCGGGCCAGGAGACCGAGGGCGGCTTCCGCAAGATGGGTGACGACGGATCCGCCGCCCGCTTCTTCTACTGCGCGAAGGCATCGACGGCAGAGCGAAATGCCGGACTTGATGGACTGCCCAAAAAGAAGGCCGACACTAGAAGCGATGTGGCCGCCGGCATCTGGAAGGACATGAGCGCTCCCCACCAGAACCACCACCCGACCGTAAAGCCCGTCGCCCTGATGAGGTACCTGGTCAGGCTCGTCACCCCGCCGAACGGGGTGGTGCTCGACCCGTTCCTCGGCTCCGGAACCACCGCCGTCGCGGCCATACATGAAAATGTCAAGTGGATGGGGTTCGAGATGAACCCAGAGTACGCGACCATAGCCGACAGGAGAGCCGGGCATGCTAATGTCGCAGCATGCTCCACGTCGGGAACTGCATAGACATTCTCTCGCAGTACCCGGAGAACTCGATCCACGCGATAGTCACCGACCCTCCCTACGAGCTGGGTTTCATGGGCAAGGCGTGGGACTCCACCGGGATCGCCTACAACACCGAACTGTGGAGGCAGTGCCTGCGCGTGATGAAGCCGGGCGGCCACCTCATCGCGTTCAGCGGCGCGCGCACCTACCACCGCATGGCCGTCGCCATAGAGGACTCTGGCTTCGAGATCCGGGACCAGATCATGTGGGTCTACGGATCGGGGTTCCCCAAGTCCCTGAACATATCCAAGGCGATCGACAAGATGGTCGGCGCCGAGCGTGAGGTCGTCGGCGTCGGCACATCCGGAAGGTCCCGGCATGTGCTCAATGCCGCCAACACCCCAGACACATTCGGCGGCGAGTACGAGATAACCGTCGCCACATCGGGCGAAGCAAAGCAATGGGAAGGTTGGGGAACGGCCCTGAAGCCCGCCCACGAGCCGATGGTTCTGGCGAGAAAGCCGCTGGAAGGAACGGTCGCCCAGAACGTCCTCAGGCACGGCACCGGGGCGCTCAACATCAACGCGACGAGGGTCCCCTTCGGCGAGGAGCAGATAAATTTGTCCCGCAAGCAGCGCCAGCAACATCATGACGGCGCCATCGATTTCGGGGCCAGCAGGCTGGTCGGCACGGAGATAAGCACCTACAAGGAGGGCGGCAGGTGGCCGGCGAACTTCATCCACGACGGGTCGGAGGAGGTGCTGGAGCTGTTCCCCGAGACCAAGGGCGGGACATGGAACACCACCGACGGCGCGAGGCCGTTCAACAACGACGGCGAGCCGACCGGGTACACGACGACCGCGCAGGACAGGTCGATCGGTTCGGCGGCGCGGTTCTTCTACTGCGCCAAGGCCTCGACCGCCGAGCGCAACCTCGGGCTCGACGAACTGCCGGACCGCAGGCAGGACGAGGACGACTACGAGAGGGCGGGAACGACCAACCCGCGCAACAGGTCGCAGAAGATGCGCAAGAACCACCACCCGACGGTCAAGCCGGTCTCGCTCATGCGCCACCTCGTCGCCATGGTCACCCCGAGGGACGGCGTGGTGCTCGACCCCTTCATGGGATCGGGGACGACGGCGGTGGCCGCGACGCTCGAGGGCATCTCGTGGGTCGGGTGCGAGATGAACGACGAGTACGTCGAGATAATCATGTCGAGGGTCGCCCACGCCGAGCGGCAGGCGAAGTAGCCGAGACACAGGGCCAAGAAAAGCGAAAAATTCCGGATGACCACCGGCGGCCCGTACTCAGGACTCCCGGACGGGAGGTTCGACGTCGCGCTGATAGACCCGCCCTGGTCCTACTTCGGCGACCAGACGAAAGACGGCGCGGCGGCCAAGTTCTACGGCACCCTCACCGACGAGGAGATCCGCATGCTGCCGGTGCGCAGGCTGCTCAACGACAGGTCGGTCGCCTTCGTGTGGGCAACCGCGCCAAGACTCGATGCGGCGCTGGATGCAATAAGAGCCTGGGGGCTTCATTACCGAGGAGTCGCATTCGTATGGGTGAAGACCACAAGGGAAGGAAAGCCGATAGGAGCCAGAGGGGTACGACCGTCCATAGTCAAGCCGACCTGCGAGTTCGTTCTCGCCTGCTCAACGGTTCGCAAGGGCAGACCGCTCCCGATAGCAGACGAGTCGATAGCCAACACCGTGCTCGCCCCGACGAGGGAACACTCGCACAAGCCCGACGAGGTCCACGAACGAATAGAAGCCCTCTACCCCAATGCGACCAAGGTCGAACTGTTCGCCCGCCGACCACGGCAGGGCTGGCAGGTATGGGGTGATCAGATAAATCAAACCACCACCACAGGGTCCGTATAGTGGCACGGATGCCCCCACCGCGCCCCGAGCGCGTCGGAAAGTCCCGATAGACACTACCTCTCAGAGGCGAACACCCGTTCGCCCTTGACCGAACACTCGTTCGCCCCTGACCGAACACCCGTTCGCACCACGAACGAACACGACTTGCTTGTTAGCACGACTTGCGAACAAGCACGACACGACAACGAACAAGGCTTGACGAACACGAACGGTTCGCCGTCGTGGAAGCAAACGAAACGAACGAAGCGAACGAAACGAAGCAAGTTGGTATCAGTTCGATACCACTTCGCCAGACGAAACACGAAACGAAACACGAAACGAAACTCGCCACACAAGTTCGCAGTGTCGCAGTCGCAAGCAAGTCGCACACGAACAATAACTTCGTAGTGATAAGCGATAAGTGTGTAGTGAGATACGGTTAGGTCACGAACTTCGTGATACGAACACACTTGACTACACGAACAAGCAAGTCGCACACGAACGATACGAACTTGACTTCGTTGTAGTCGTCAGCACAGAGAGAAACGAAACGACACAGTGCTTAGTGTGTTGGTACGCACTAGGGCGACAGTTCGCATAAGCAAGTTCGCAAGCGGCCACGGGTGGCAGTACGGGTAAGTACAACACAGTAGTAGCACACCACTACGCACTCAGTAGATACGCACCACCACACACCACAGTAGTACCACCACAGTAGTAGTACCACAGTGGTAGCACAGTGGTAGCACAGCAGTACCACTCAGCACCACCACTCAGTAGTACCACACACTCAGTACCACCACAGCAGTACCTAAGCAGTACCACTCAGTAGGTACACCACTCAGTACCACTCAGCACCACTTAGTACCACTTAGTACCACACCCGTACCATAGACGATAGTGGATACCCGACAGCACACGATAGGTACGCACCACCACACCCCCGTACCCCGTACCCCCACCACACACACCCGTACCACACACCCCGTATCCACACCCGTACTACACCCCCGTACTACACACCCCGTATTCCCACAAACCCGTATCGCACACCCGTACCCGTACCACACTTGTACCACACACCCCGTACAGAACACCCCGTACAGAACACCCGTATTCGTACACCCGTACGCCCCTACCCGTACACCCGTATTCGTACACCCGTATCGCACCACTCTCTCTCCCCGTACACACACCCCGTAAACACACCCCGTATCCAGACGGATACCCGTATCGCACCCCTTCCCGTGAACACCAGAACCCTCGCACCACGTCGCAGAAAAACGGCACTTCCCAGAAACCCCACTCACGGAAACTGCCCTTCCCAGAAAAACCCGTACCACGAAAACCCGATCCCGTGAAACTCGCACCCCAGAAAAACCCGACCCCGTGAAACTCGCCCCGACGAAAAACCCGACCTCGTAAAAGTCCGTCGAAAAATTTCCAAAGCACGAAACGAAAAAACACCCTTCCGTGGAACTCGCACCCCCCAAAAACCCGACCTCGTAGCAGGGAAACGGGGGCCTTATTTTTCTTATCAGAAACCACGAAAGTCGGGACTACTAACACCACGGAACGACCCTTCGTGCCACAATTGATGAGACATGGCACTCACGGACACCCCTCGCAACAAGGTGCTTGACGAACAGATACGAACGGCGATAGCACTCGTCGCCTCGCAGTTGTCGTACAAGGCGACGGCAGGCACGCTCGCACGCAACGTCGCTTTTGACCCGAATGCGATAGACGGCGACGGCGACGGCATGGTTCAGGACGGTTCGCCGTTTGAGCGACCAGCAGTGATAAAAGCAGTGCTGAATGCCTCGCAACGAATAGCCACCCTTCTGTCTAGGGCGACCAAGAGCAAGGAATCAAGGGCGAGAGAGTATCAGCGACGACACTCAGGTATGTCTGCGAAGGACATAGCGAGGGATGTCGTACCGGACAGCCTAGAAGGTTGGACGGCACTCGCCTACGAGAGGATGAGAATAGCGAACCCCGACCTTCCCTCGCTATCGGACAACCTCACACCGTCACAGCGAGCCGAAGTCGTCAGGGCGCTCGAGGACTTCGTAGAGGACGACCTCAGGTGGATGCTCTCGCCAGAGAGGGCGAGCGAGTTCGAGGAACTCAAAAAGACGGACAGGGCGGCGGCCTTCCGGATGCTCGTGGACGGGGCGTTCGACTTCTCGCCGAAGACCGTGGCGAAGAACAGGGAACTCGTCGAGCACGTGCTCACCACGAACCCAGAGTTCAGGGCGCTCGTGGACAGGTTCGGCATGCCGTCGATCACCTCGTACGGACCGAACATGGATTCGGGACACACGGCCTCCGCCTTCTACGACCCCAACCTCGGCATGGCCCTCGGCAAGTACGGAAGGGTCAGGTCGCAGGGACGCATGGACGGCATGGCGAGGGGCCTGAAGAAGTGGTTCATGCAGGGAATCGTCGGCAACACGGTGGGAAGCAAGCGGACCAACCGCTGGCTGGTCTCGAACAGTCCCGAATCGCTGATCACGCACGAGTACGGCCACTACCTCGCGCACGTGATACGCGACTCCCTCGGCTACGACGAGGCGTACCGGAAGACGGCTCGCTGGCGCGCCTTCCGCTTCGCCACCGGCCACGACTGGAAGGAAACGTTCGACGACATCGGCCGTCCCGACTTCCACGACATGTACGCCATACAGAGCAGGGAAGCCAGAATTCCGGGGATCACCATAACGAAGCGTCTCGACCCGCCGGACGAACTTCCGCACGTGAGGACCGCGTACGGCGAGAGCGTGCCGGCTGAGGCGTGGGCCGAGGCGATCTCGGCGATCTTCAGCCACGGCGGACGGGACTCCGACCTCGTGAGCCCCGGACTGAGGGAACTCATCAACGACGGCCTCGAACTGCCGGCAGGCGGGGACCCGCGCGAGAGCGTCATGCCCGCGCGCGCGAGCAGGCGCGTCGTGCCGGACGGCTTCGCGTCGAGGGGCTCGACGATGGTGGTCAACGCCGAACGGGACTCGCAGTTCGGCGACAAGGGGGACGCCTACGAACTGACCGCCGAGATGCTGGGCGGGCTCGACGACGGCGGCCCGGTGGACAGGATGCTTCGCGCCCTGCGGAACTCGAAGGACACGCCGTCGGTGTGGGACAAGCTCAACGACGTCGAGAAGAAGAGGCGCCTGCAGCAGATGAACATACGTGTCGCCAACGAGAAAGAGGCCGCGCTCGTGGCCCAGACGCTGCTCGACAACCCCGGCTTGGCGGACCTCGTGCGCCGGCACGGCATCGGGCAGATCTACTTCTCGAAAGAGGACCTGCTGTCCTACCGGAACGACGGGACTGAGATACAGACGAGGGGCACCGCCTTCGACTCCTACGTGCCGGACGAGGATGCCGACCCGCTGTCCCCGCCGCGCATCGTCATGGACCTCGTCGGGCAGCCGGACTATCGCGAGACGCTCGACGCGCCGTCGGAACAGTTGCCCCAGAACAAGTTGCGCGAGTGGAAGACCAAGAAGATACCCGGCAACGTGACGCGTTCGCACGTGTCGCTCTCGGACTCGGCCGTGCTGCGGCACGAGATGGGCCACTCCATGCACGACCGGCTGTGGGAGCGCGTGCATCGCGGCGAGATAAAGGGCAGGCGCGCCGCGCTGATACGGGCGTACGCAAGCGTCGAGTGGGAACAGTTCTACAAGGAGCTGGGCCGCCCCGACCTCTGGGAAGAGCACCAGCGCTCAATCCGGGCGAACTACAACCTGACCGGGCGGCTGCTCCCGGCGGCGACAGTCCCGTCGAGGGACATACAGCAGATCGACAGCGCGTACGCATGGTCGAACCCGCGAGAGTTCTTTGCCGAGTCTTTCACCGCGTACACGTCGTCGAACCCGGAGATGCGGGCCCTGATGAACGACACCGCGCTCTCGCACATGCAGGAGATACTCGGCGACGCGGACCATGCGGCTGACCTCGGCGCGTGGCCCGGCAACCCGGAGGCAATCCCGGACGTCGACGAGGCGGACATCCCGCAGCCGCCGCCGTGGGACGGGTTCGCGTCGAAGGGGCCGGACGGGACTTCACCCAAGTCGTACTCCGACTTCCGCGCCGAGCGGCTGAAGAAGGCTGGCAAGTCCGAGCAGTTCTCGCGCAGCGACATGTTCCGGAACACCACCACGGACCAGAAGGTTGACCTCGCCGTGCCGACGAACCGACGGGACTACAAGCTCATGCTGTGGGACGCCTACTTCGAGAAGATGGGCCTGAGGTACGAGGAGTACCGCAAGATCGACCTGAGCGACCCGGACAACCCGAAG